ACATAGCCTCATATCCTCGCATTACAGATCCCTCACTTTTCCACTCATCCCCCAAGTTTTTGTCTGGAACCACACAGTCAACATAATCTAAAACAATCATATCAACAGGGTTACCATCCGCTATCATTTTCCGAACCATACCTTTGATTTGTGTCATTGTATACGTATCCGAAGCCAATTTTTTGATATACAAATTGTTTTGGAAATTGTTTTTAATTTCATCTGCTTTAGCTAAAACTTCTTCTTTGTGATTTGGTAAATCATCAGGTGCAATACCTGTCCATATAGTAAAATGTTTTCTTTGTATAACCTTCGGATTGTCTTCAAAAAATATCTGGAGTACATTATAACCTAAATTAAATGCGGTATTTGCTATTTTTGTGAGAATCGAAGTCTTCCCAACCCCGGTAGGGGCCAATATAACACCCAACTCACCTTTAGATAAACCACCCTTCAAAAGATTATCTAATCCAGGTATTCCCATCGGAATTGGGTGTCTAAAGTCTTCTCTGAGAAGATCATCCAAATCATTGAAGACATCAGAAACATTTTTGTTATTTTCACCTACTTGAAGTGCTGCTTTGATTAGTTCTTCTAACTTGTCGTAGTTTTCAAATTCTCCACTATCCAAAATCTTTTGTGATTTTGTGATAGCTTTCTGGAGTTCTTGTTGTTTACAAAACTTAAGAGCTTTTTCTTGAACAAACGCGGTACCGTCACTTGGTGCTTTTTGAATCTTAGTGATTGTGTCATTTAAGATTTTCAACATCAACTCTTGAGGAAATTCACTCTTCACTATTTGAAATAAAGTTTCAAATGATGGTGAACACTCATACTTTATGTAGTATTCTTTGATGAGTTGAACAAGTGTTTTGAAATACTTGTTTTCGAAGTGTGTTGGCTCTAAAACATCAAGGATGGTATGTGAAAATTCTTTTTCTACAATCAGTTGATTTATGAGTTGTATTTGAAATGTTTCACCTAAATATTCGAAGTTCCTTGACATGCTTTATATGTTTTTGTGTTTTGATAAATACAATCAAACTAGACTATAGTCAAGATAATTTGTCTCTAATTCTTCAGATGAAAATATGTCAGTTAGGTCTCGAAGTACACTTTTTACTTGCTGGCGTATATCTACGGTGTATCTTATTTTAGGTGGGAAAATTTTTGCATCTAACGATCTATGACAAATTGTCATATTATCTTTTAAAATTTTAAAGTGAAAAACTTCTGGGCCTTCGGTCATAGAGGTTTCTAGTATGGATGGATCCTCCATAATTTCATTAGCTAGATCCATCATATAAACAGTTGTTCTCATTTTTTGATCGAGTAAAAACTCATGAGAAAAATCTCTAAGATATTCATAGACATCGATAGACCTCTCGGCATCTTTGTTGTAATTTTTCACGTTAAAATATCTTTGAATTACAATATTGTTATTAAGTGTAATCAAAAATTCTAACTTTACTAATTCTTGTTCTTTCATAATTTCTTTGATTTAATTAAATATAAGGTGTTTTTTTGGTTTTTCAAATTTTTTTGTTAATTATTTTGTTCTCTGTTGAATTTTCTTTTTTCTTTACGAGTTAGTTTCATAAAGGGACGAATGAACTCAACAAATCCCTCGTCCGATTTTGGTATGTATTTAAAAAATCCATCTTGGGTCATCATTCTGATTACGTTCTTATAACTCCTTCCCTCTGGATCTATGTTTTCTCGAATGTGTTCGTCCACCAGATCTTTTGCTTCTTGTGTGATCATCGGATCTTGTAAATCCATAATCAATTTTCTTTTGATAAAATATTGTTCTCCACTTGTTTCTTTTTTACAGGTTCCATTGATTAAGTTTTCAAGTCCTATAACTTTTTTTGTTTCACAAATTTGTTTTGCTTTTGACAAAATATTGTCAATTGAGGTCTGGATTTCAAGTACCTCGGGAAAAAATTTTACAAGTTTTTTTTCTCCAAAGTTCATTATACCAAAAACATTATCCGATTTGTCTCCGAGTAAAATTTTCACCACCAATAGATTACAATGTGGAACTTCAATATGGTCTAATTTGACCTTGTCGTCTTCGTAGAAGTACTTTTTATGAATAGGTGAGTACACACATACCCGAGGACTTAGAAGCTGCAGGAGGTCTTTATCTGAAGAAAAAATGGTAATGGTTTCTTTGGTTGCCCTATGACAATAATACGAAATTAAATCATCTCCCTCATTGTACGACACCCTCAATTGTCGAATAAAAAATTCTTCTAGATAATTTTGAACTTTGTTTCGTTGAATGTTGAATGATTCCTTTTGAAACTCATTGAGTCGCTCCTTACGGTTTAACTTGTAGTCTGGGTATAATTCTCTACGTCGTTGTGAGTTATGGTCACCATCCCAGACCACGAAGACTTTGTCGTAATCGTGTTCGTCCAGTTGTTTTCGAATTGCGTTGATGAAGTGGAAAAGTCCTCCGATGTGATTTCCATCGACAAAAAATTCTCTGACACCATAGAATCCGAGATTGAATAAATTATCTCCATCGATCAATAATGTTTTCACTCTTGTTCATGTTCAACTTCTGTTTCTTCCTTGAGTGTAAACTCACCATCTAAACCTAGAATTTCTTTCCAATAATCAGCATATTCTTTTTTGTATTTCTCAACCGATGTTTTTTCTTCTGCTGTATCTTTTCCTGAAATAAACCCATGAGGTGTCACAATAATTTTTCCATCTTCATATCCCAATCCATTGATATGATTTTTCAAAACAGAAATTTTGGTTCTAGACGCAAACTTCACTGTTCTTTTGTCTTTTGTAGCTGTAATCTTGGTGGTACCAGCACCTTTTTGGTTTCCAAATAGAAACACAATCGAGGAATTTAACCAAATGGATTCACCACCTTTACTTTTAATTTTAGGTTGACCAAATGGATTGTCGGGAAGTTCTACCCAAGGTTGGGCAACAATCAATAGAGTATTTTGAAACTTGGATTCGGCTTTTCTAGATCCTGAGATTCTTTGGTTAATACCCATACCAATCTTATCTGAAAGAACGGATGCATTATGTTGTTTACCACCTTTACCGTCAAATGTCATTTTACAAGGTACAGAACCGACACTATCCCAAAGAAAAACTAGATCGTAATCAATCTCACCCTTTTCTTGTGCATCAAGTAATTCATTAATGTAATCGGTGATCTGTTCAATGTATTGAAAGTTATTATTGAATAGGAAAAATCCTCCCCAGTCTATTTCACCCGTTGATTCATCCACAACTTCTTCACATTCAAAACCCATCATTTTAGCATGTCCAAAATCCCATTTTTGTTCAGTGATAATGAAGACAGGTAAAACATTTCTTTTCTGCGCGTCAATTGCCGACTTGATCAATGCCGTTGTTTTACCCGTATCTGAGTGTCCTAAAAACATATTGATATGTCCGATCGCAGGACCTGGAAGTCCCACAGCATCTAAGAACTCACGACCTAAATCGAAATATTCTTGTTGCTTATATTTTGCTGATGTTGAAAATTTTTTCTTAATATCAGAAAAATCTTTTTTCTTAATTGCCATAAAATTAAATTAAATGTGTTGGAATATGAATTTTGTTGACCCTACGTTCGTGTCTTCCACCTTCGAACTTGGTTTCTAAGAAATAATCTAAGATGTCTATTGCATCTTCTGCAGAGACGAACCTGGAAGGTATACATAAAACATTTGCGTTATTATGTAACCTTGCCAAGGTCGCTATCTCTGAGTTCCAACAAATTGCCGCCCGTACATTTTTCCATTTGTTGGATGTAATTGATGTACCATTGCCAGATCCACACAGTAGAATACCGATGTTATCGGGTTCATTTGAGATTTTTTTACTCACCTTGTGTGCATAATCTGGGTAATCGACCGCTTCATAGGTGTCAGGGCCCAGATCCTCAACAACTAAACCATTCGATTGTATTCTATTCACAAGGAGTGCTTTTAAATCAACACCCGCGTGGTCTGATGCAATGTATATCTTTGACATTTTGTTTTTTAGAAAGGTAGATCTTCGTCTGGTTCTGCGTTAACTTGAGGGTCTTCGTATGCTGGTGCTCCTCCCATTGAAGTTTCCGCTTCGGTCGAGTTACCATATACATACTTATTTTGATTAGGATCCCACTTTGGTGTTTCACCTCTAGAAATAGCTTCAAGATACTCAATTGGTTTTTTGGAGTACACATCACCCCAAGTCAATTCATCCGCCAACCACTCTTTTTGAATTTGAGCATCACTGTGTAGAGAACTTGGATCGTCGTGCATAATGGTTTGAATTGCGGTGTATTCTTTACCAGTGTTAGATTTTTCTTTTCTCATTTCAATAATCAAATCACGACCTTTTTTTGGATCAGTAATATCACCCTTCTGTCTCCAGATTGGAATAATTTTATCGAGAATACCATCGTTTTTGTAATTGTGTTTGAACCTCCAAAACTTTACACCTTCTTCTTCAGCATCACGATCAATCACCTTCACGATATAAAACTTCCTAGAGTTATATTGTTTTGCCAACTCTTTATCAGATTCTTTGCCTGTAGCTCTCAACTCTTCATAGAGTTCATTCAACGGAGATCTTTCGTTGTCGTTTTTACCTGGGTCGAAAAGTTTAACCCATTTACCACCAACTTGTAGTTCGTGATAATATACTTCTTTGAATGGTGAAGATCCATCTGTTGTAGGAAGAATCCTAACTCTTTTTTGTCCTGTGGACGAATTTTGTGGGAGGATGCAGGCGAAGTATTTCTTCATTTTTTCCTCTTGAGATAAACCATCTCCTGATTGGTTTTTCTCGTACTGTGCCAATACGGCGTCTAATGAACTCATCATGTTGTTTGTAAAAATTAAGTTGGTTAAAATATAAAAGTGTTTTAAAGACCCTTTTAATATAGTAAATTTTTCCAAAAAATCAACACGAACATTTACTAATAATGTATTTTAATGAAATGATCAATATTATTTGACCACATCAACATTGCATTATCTTTTATTTTTTGTTCATCCCAATTCCACCATGAAATACTTAAAAGTTTTTGTATTTGTTCTTCGGAAAACCTATATTTTATAATTGATGCTGGATTTCCAGCAACAATTGCATAAGGAGGTACATCTTTTGCCACAACAGACCCAGCACCGACAACGGCTCCATTAGATATTTTGACACCAGACATAATAGTTGATTTGGCTCCAACCCATACATCGTTTTCTATTATGATATCACCTTTACATGATGGATGTCCCATTTCCATATGCATATTATGAATTTCAGGTGTGACCCATCCTAATAATAAAGAAGATGTGGTAACCCAATCAGGTCTATGATTTGCATGTAAAAAAAAATTACAATCCCTACCTATTGAATTGAATTTGCCTAATCTGACTTTATAGTCATCACTCCAAGTAATAATATTTACGTTTCTGTCATAATACGTCCAATTATCCGCATCCCAAAGATGAATATTTTCAATGTTCATAAAAAAAGGGTCATAAAAGACCCTTTAATTTTAATTATTTTTTTTTAAAAATCAATAATATGATCTGAAATTAGAGGGGGGTGGTGGTAGTGTAATGTCAAAACTTTTCTTCACGTCAGACGGTACAATATTCTCAACCTCATCAGAAGTTAAAATATACTCATTTTTTCCCGACTTTTCAAGGTCTTCTTCTTTCTCATCAAAAAAATCTGTAAGTTTTTGATTGAATGGGCCAGAGTCTAGACTTCTCAGCTCTAATTTTTCTTGAGCAGTTTTTGGTCTATATTTCTCAACTTTCATTTCCAATGAATTAATTTTGTCGATAAGTTGATCCATTTCACCAACTTTAGATTGGAGTGTGTCCAATTGTTTGAACATCTTATCAAAATATTCTTCTTGTTTACTTTCAATTCCTTTTTGTGCATTGACAAGATCCGTTATATCAAGTTCTTCTGAACCTGACTCTGTTTCCATATTTTCACCATCAGATCCGATTTTTTCAACTTCAGCATCTTGAGCAACATCAATGACTTCTGGGGTTGGTGGTTCTTGTGGTAAGGTAGGATCCATTGGTGCTCCAGGTAATGGTACTTGTCCCATAGCGTTTGGATCCATTGGTGCTCCGGGTAGTGGTGCATTTGGATCCGCTGGGACTTCGGGTAAAGCGGGTGGTACCTCTTGTTCCGTCACATATTTGTTGATTTGATAGTGACGTTTAATTTCTTGAATTATTTTTTTATCTATAGACATATTTTATCCATTTAATAGTTGTTTTATTCCATGAGATGTCTCAACTTGAATTTTTCTATTTGTTCTCATAGTATTATCTACTCTTTCAATTAACCCATCTCTTTCTCTTACAGTATAACAATCTCCAGTGTCCAAGTCACAAACTTCACTAAAACCATTACCAACTTGTTTTTGGGTGTATCGTGTTCTTTTACCCAAATAGTTGTCCAAAATATTTTGTAGTTCCATAATTTTTTTTATTATAAATATACGAACTTTTGTTAAATTAATCCGAACTTTTTCATTTGCTCTAATGATTGTTTAGATATTGTGCGAATAGTCTCCACCATATTTAAATTATTTTTTATCCATTCTTTATACTCATCGTCATTTTGAAATCTTTTTTGTGGATAGTAATTAATCCACAATATAACTGAGTTAGCAATAATGTCGGTATCCTTATTCCATAATCCATTGTAACCTATTTTTTGATTTTGATTAAGGATATTACCTGAAAATCTAGTTTTAATAAAATTTATTGATTTATCAAAATCCGTAAAAGTTGCAAAAGGATATG